AGGATGAGCTTGATTGGTTCATTTAACCACTACCAGGTCAACCGATTCTGGACATCATTCAATCACGATCTATACAATCGAATTTGTGAAATCAAAATGCAAGAGATATGAGATTCAAACTAACATACCACATCGGGCTCGCAGTCGTGCAAGAGTGGATATTCACCAGTAAGTCATTGGCATACTGGAAGAAGATGGACCTGATTGAGACGGGTCGCTATAATGATGGTAAATTCAAAGTGACACCGCTATGAGAGTAGGTTCAGACTTCAGTGGAGTTGGTGCATTCAACCAAGCTCTCATGAGATTAGGTGTTCAATTTGAAGAGGTGTTCGCTTGTGACATGGATAAATATGCACGAGACACATTCATCCACAACTATGGCGAGCCTAAGTACTATCCAACCAACGTATATGACCGAGAGATTCCATCCGAATCACTTGATATTTACATGACATCACCTCCTTGTCAGGCATTCAGCTTGGCTGGAAAGCGACTCGGCAAAGAGGATAAGCGAGGTATCTTGTTTTTCAACTCACACGAGTTTATCCAAGTGAATAAACCGAGATTCTTTATCTTTGAGAACGTCAAAGGATTGCTCTCTGATGATGGTGGTAGAACATTTCAAGAGTGGGTGAATATGCTTGGTGGAAAATCAGTCAACGGAGTTCCAGTTTTATTCCCTTATGATGATTCAGTTCCTTATCACTTATATTGGCAAGTCCTTAATGCAAAGCATCACGGAGTTCCGCAGAATCGTGAGCGAGTATTCTTGATTGGCATTCGAGATGATGTTGACAACCGATTTCAATTCCCACGAGAAGAGCATTTGACCAAGCGATTGAAGGATGTGCTGGAAAATGATGTCGATGATAAGTATTTTTTGAATTATGAAACAATAAATGAAATTTTTGTTGACAATCTCAAGGTAAAATCAGCCACAGCCAAAGGATACGAGGAAGCCACTGATGGAGATTCTATCAATTTGAAAAACATAAACTCCGAAACAAGAAGAGGAAGAGTAGGAAAGGGAGTTGCTCAAACACTTGAATCAAACAACATGAGTCAAGGAATTGTATTCAGTGATAAAAGATTAAATAAAACAATATCAAAAAACAATTTTAAGATTGGAGAGCCAAAAGGAATTGATATTTACAATCAAACAATTCATGATGAGTGCCCAACATTAAAAGACCCATGTCACAATGATAGAAGATTATTTGATGGATGTAAAATCAGAAAATTCACACCCAGAGAATGCTTCCGATTGATGGACTTCCCAGATACATTCACTTGGAAGGTAAGCGATTCACAAGCATACAAGCAAGCTGGCAACTCAATTGTTGTCAATGTACTTTACAAAATCTTAAAACAACTTCCTTTATGACAAGAGAACAAAAACTACTCGCACTCTGCGGAGTGCTTCCAGTGCTCGGTGACTTCATCGAGGACCTCAACGATCAAGGTGTATTCAAGCGAGTCATCAAGCAAAAGGCAAATATGCTGCTGCAAGAGATTCAGCGAGTGGATGCAGCCATCCTGGAAGGGGGCAACATGGATATCTTCCAGCAACAAATCGAGATTCAACAATCATTCCGCCAATGGGTGGAGCAAAATTTTTAAAGATGACAATACAAGAACTAATTGACCAGGTAAAGGAAGAAATTGATGCGAGAGACTTGGCGTATCGCCATGGAGGGGATAATCGAATCAGAATAAAAGTGTATCAGAAATACTATCTCATGAACTTCTTGAGGGAACATAAATTGACCTTTGAAGAAATTGGTGATTTATTTGGTCTAAAGCACTGCACAGTTATTTATGGAGTGCAACAAGCTGAATGGTTGAAAAAGGATAGGATGTTTCTCAAGGTGACCGATGAGCTGCGCCAAAAATTTGAGAACTATACCGCAATAAATTATCCTATTAACAGAAATATCATCCACGATGTGATGGAATGTGATTCATTTTATCAGATGCGAATCATACAGCGTGATATCAAAAAAGGGCTGTATGGTGTGACGCAATGACGGATTCTCTATTGTACCGATTACTGGAGTATTGCCAAACACACCAAGAGCAAAAAATTTTTGAGAGCGTCATCGTCACGCAAAAACGTTAAGTTGCACAATATCAACTTTTTAAGCCTTGAGATTTGCATATTTATCGTCACGGAGCGTCACGAAAGACCCATTTATCGTCACGAAATGCGTATATTTATAGCCCACAAAACAACATTTTATGAAAGTTTCCATATTTAAATCACTATTTAACATCAAAGAAACGCCTTTTGAATTGTCCATTCATGAGGTATATAATCGCATCAGACTCGGCAATCCCGAACTCATCAAAAAGGTGTCAACCATACGATCACTTGAGAAGGCTGACCCCGAGCATGACCGCCTCAAGTCGTCATTGAATGCCATCATGTTCAATGGTACCTTCACCGAGCGAAATGATAGCAGCCTGGTTGAGCATTCTGGTCTGTGCATCCTGGACTTCGACCAATATCCAACAAAGAAACTAATGATGGAGGAAAGGAAGCGGCTGATTGCTGACCCTCATGTGATGATGGTGTTCACTTCGCCATCTGGGAACGGGCTAAAAGCTGTCATCAGAATCCCAAAGTCGGACAAGGTAGAGCACAAGCGCAGATTTACTGCATTCGGCAAGTACTTCGATAGCGAATACTTTGATACAAAGAACAGCAACGTCAGCCGTGTGTGCTTCGAATCATATGACCCTGACATCTACTTCAATGAGTTTTGTCAAGTGTTCGAAGGCATCGAGCAAGACCAGGGCTTCAGCTACACCGAGCGAACTCCCATCTGCATCCTATCTGATGAGGATAAAATAATCAGCTTGATTGAGCGATTCGACCATGGTTGTCAATTCGAGGAGGGCAGTCGCAATGAATTCGTGTTCAAATTGGCAGCTGTGCTCTGCGAGTATGGAATCGGAAAGGATACGGCAGAACAGTACATATATACCAGGTATGCTCAAGGCTCCAGCTTCAGCGAGCAAGAGATGGTCACAACCATTCGCTCGGCTTACAAGAAAGCCTCATTTGGCATCAAATACTTTGAGGATAAGGATACATTCCAAAGGGTGCGTCAGAAGCTCAAGAGCGGCATCGCTGACGATGATATCAAGAAACAGCTGAACGTCAGAGAGGATGTAATTGAGGATATAAAAAAAGAGATTCAGACTGGCGATGACATCTTCTGGTCAGTCAATGAGAAGGGTGGCATCACGATTCAGCCATCAAATTACGCTGAATTCCTGGTTAAGAACGGATTCAATAAGTACTATCCTGAGAACGCTGAGAAGCCGACGTTTGTCAGAGTAAAGGAGAACAAGGTTCGAATATCATCGGCAGAACAAATCAAGGACTTTGTACTGAACTATCTCCAAAGCAAGGGTGAGATGGATGTGTGGAACTACTGCTCCAGGAATGCATTCTTATTCAATGAGAACTTCATCAATATGATTGACAGCATCAACATACTGATGCTCCAAGATAGCAAGGATGCATCTTATATTCCATTCAAGAATGGTGTTGCCAAGATATCCAAGAGCAAAGTTGAGCTCAAGAGCTACATCGATGTCGATGGATACATATGGGAGAATCAAATCATCGAGCGAGATTTCACGCTGCTTGATGACTGCACCAATGACTTTCAAGATTTTGTCAGAAAGGTCTCAGCAGATGACAGCGGCAGAGTGGATGCACTTGAAACCACACTCGGTTACCTCATGCACACCTTCAAAGATAAGACTGACCAGAAAGCAATCATCTTCAATGACCAAGAAATCGATGACAACCCGAATGGTGGCTCTGGAAAGTCACTCATGCTGGCAGCACTCGGTAATCTGCGCAGAGTGGTCAAGATAGATGGCAAGAGCTTCAACCCATCCAAGTCTGATTTCGTTTATCAGCGAGTCAACCTTGATACACAGATTTTGGCATTCGATGACGTGCGCAAAGCATTCGACTTCGAGCAGCTATTCAGCCTCATCACAGAGGGAATCACCGTCAACCGCAAGAATAAGGATGAAATTTTTATCCCATTCAACCGATCACCAAAGATTGTCATCACCACCAACTATGTCATCAGTGGTGCCGGCTCTTCTCATGACCGCAGACGTCACGAGCTGGAGTTCTATCAGTACTTCCATAGCAAGCGAAGCCCACTCGATGAGTATGGTCGGCTATTATTCGACTCTTGGGGTGATGAGGATTGGTTGAAATTCGATAACTACATGGTGAAAAATCTGCAAAAGTACCTGACAAATGGATTGATGAAAGCCATCAGTATCAACGCAGATGCCAAGCGACTCATCCAGGCAACGTGCAAGGACTTCTTTGATTGGGCAGAGGAAGGCAACCTGGCTCTCGATGTTTACTATTACAACGGAAGCAAGATTCAAGAATTCACATCGGAATTCACCTCATTCAAGGAGCTTGAGCCACGCAGATTCCTCAAATGGGTGCAATCGTATGCTGATTATAAAGGCTACAACATCACAAAAGGTCGAAATCACAACGGCAGATACTTCATTCTCGATTCGGGAACTCCCAAACCGACTCCAGAAGCTGATGATATTTGGGATGAACTTAACGAACAAGCGAAGCAATGACAAGACAACACCGACAAATCCTAAAAGATTTACAATTGAAGCACAAAATGGAAAAGTATCCAACAATCCCACCGCACCTCATCGCCCTGGACCAATGGAATGACAACTCAGCCAATGCACTGACCAAGTCAATCATCGCATTCCTTCAGTTCAACAACTGCCAAGCGGAGCGCATCAACACGATGGGAGTCTATCGAAAGAAATACCGCACTGATGGAGTGGCAATCGGTGGGCAGTGGACCAAGGGAACCGGCACACCAGGCTCGGCAGATATATCCGCCACGATCAAGGGGAGGTCTGTCAAGATTGAGGTCAAGTATGGCAAGGATAGACAGTCTGATGCACAGAAAGCATACCAGAAAGCCATCGAGGAAGCTGGTGGTGTGTACATTATTGCACGAGATTTTGAAGGATTTTTGCAATTTTATGAGCAGTTTTGCGAATCAATCAAATAAATGCGTATATTTACGACTTAAAACAAATATATTATGACTACAAAAAAAGCAGAGCCAATGAACATTTGGCAAAAATTACACGCTGCCAAGCAGCAGATTGGAAAGGTTGCAAAGAATGCAACGAATCCTCATTTTAAAAAGAGCTATGCCGACATCAATGCGCTGCTCACAACAGTGGAGCCTATCCTCCACGAGCATGGACTGCTTCTCTTGCAGCCAGTGGTTGGCAATGATGTGGTGACTCGTATCATCGACATCGATTCTGGTGAGGTCATTGAGTCATTCATGAGCCTTCCAGTCATCACAGACCCACAAAAGGTGCTCGCTGCCGTCACTTACTTCAGAAGAGGTACATTGCAATCACTGCTATCACTTCAAGCCGTTGACGATGATGGAAACACAGCAGCTCAAGGTGCAGCATCAAAGCCTGCAATCGATGACAACCGCTTCAAGAAAGCACTCGAATCAATCGAAGCTGGCAAGTACACAGCACAACAGTTGTCTGCCAACTATGCACTCACTGAAGCTCAATCCAAAATGCTCGCACTATGAAATGGCATCCATCGCAAATCGGTAAGCTGATGACCAATGGCAGAGCCAAGGACAGCATGGGAGAAACAGCCAAGAGCTACATCAAGGAATGTGCGAAGCAAGACTTCTATAACTACACCACAGAACTGAACAACAAATACATCTGGAAAGGTAGAGAGCAAGAGCTGGAGTCAATCAACCTCATCAACTCAGTGAGATTCACTGACTATGTCAAGAATGATATCACCATCGAGAATGACTATCTCATCGGAACAGCTGATATCGTCATCGAGCAGCGAGTCATTGATGTCAAAACATCGTGGTCCTTGGATACATTCCCGGCACTTGTGGAAGATGCAGTCAACCCACTCTATGAATGGCAGCTCAGAGCTTACATGATGCTATATGACAAGCCATGTGCTGAGCTCATATACTGCATGGTGACAACCTGGGATGAATTCCTCAACGAATACGAGAATCTCCAGCTCCACAGAGTCGACCACATCAATCCTGAGAAACGCATCACAGCTCTTTGGTATGATAGAGATGAAGACATCGAGGCCAAGATGGTTGCTCGCCTTAAAGAAGCATCCGATCTATATCATGAATATTACGAACAATTAAATAACAAATAACAATGGAAGAGCTAAAAGCAAAAGGCACCATTCACCACCTTGGTGAAGCCAAACAAGTAAGTGAGAAGATGAACATCAGAGAGTTCGTGCTCTCAATCGGTGACAAGTATCCGCAGCTGGTACAATTTCAAGCAGTTAATGAGCGAGTGAAGTTCCTGGAGACAGCAAGAGTCGGTCAAGAATGTGAGGTTAAGTTCGACCTTCGAGGTCGTGAGTACAATGGCAGGTATTATGTCAGCCTCAATGCTTGGGATATCCGAATCGCAACACCAGCATCAACATCAAAACCAATCTCAGATGAAATCGATGACGATTTACCTTTCTGATGGCGAGAACATTCGGGACTTCATCTACAAAGAGTTGAGGTCCCGACTCTCCAGTCGATACAAGATGACTCACCTGGCCGAGGATATGAATCTAAATTACTACACCGTCAACCGATTTATGCGAGGCAATGGGGTGGGAGATGAGTTCTACATTCAAGCCTTCAACTTTCTAATGAAATGAAGTACTTCATCGCATACATAGGCACCAAGAATGACAACCTCGATAGCTTGGTTGCAAGGGTGCACGACTTATTCAACATGATGCCAGGTGTCAACACTTGTATCGTGCTCACCTTCTCGGATGAAGTTCACATCTCGGAAGTAACACCAGAAGAATTCTATGAACAATGGTCAAGCCTTAACTAATGAAACAGCAAATACAAGACCCAATCGTGCTCAAGGTACTGGCAAAGTATTATGATCGCAGCCAGCTCGGCATCAAAAAATATGGGCGCACTTTAGATCGTGATGACCTAAACATCACCGATTGGCTGAATCATTTCCAGGAGGAATTGATGGATGCCACGCTGTATATTGAGAAGCTGAAGAGTGAAGTCAAATATCAACCAAATGCTTTTTTAAAAGTTGATGGTAAACTTGTACCAGCACTTGAAGGACAGTATCTTTTAGAAGGTGGTAAAGTTATTTATGTAATTTAATCCTAAACAAAACGAACAAGGATAAGGGGTAAAAATTGCCACATATCTAAACACGAAATGTAAAACAAATGCCGTAGACGTGCGGAACGTAGCCTGCCGAGTAAGTGTCGGTTCTCATCGTAGGGAGATAGAGTTATTGCC